CAGGGGCACGCCGAGCGACACGAGCGCCGCCGTCATGCGGCCAAGCGACTCCATCTGCTCGGGCGTGAACGTCTTCCCCATGCCCATGTCCTCGACCTCGACCTGCCACCCGACGAGGTGCAGCGAGTCCTTCGCTGCGACGCCGGGCCAGGGGCCACCCTTGCCGCTACCCCACACGGACAGCGTGGAGAGGATGCGGACGAGGCCGTCGCGCTGGATGAGCGCGTTGACCGTCGGGTGCTCGCCGTCGCGGTTGAGCAGGAGCCCGTGCGACGACTTGCCGGCGGTGTGGTGGTTGACCACGGCGCGGATACCGTCGATCCACGGGCGCCCCTCGGACCGCGCCACGACGGGGTCGACGACGAAGTTCAGGCCGTGCGCCTTGAACGCCGCGAGGAGTCCAGCCTTCGTCGGCTTGACGTAGGCCACGGGGTCAGTCCTGCGGGCCGAGCGCGGCGGAGTCGGAGTCGCCGAAGCGGGTGGCGATGATCGCCTTGAGCGCGGACAGCGCAGCGGGGACGGCGGCGACTGCGGCGGCCTGGAGCGCGTCGAGGTCGGTCACGCCGGACACGAGCAGCAGGCCGAGGAACGCCTGCACGTAGGTCCAGAACACGCGCTCGGCGGCGTCGAGGAGGAAGGTGCGAGAGAACATGGTGGTCACTCCTTGATGGGTGGGGCGTCGCAGATGGGGCAGAGCAGTCCACGGCGGGAGCCGGGGACGCGGGTGGTGTGCTCGGGGCAGCAGTGGCACTTCTCGCCGTTGACGAACTGCGGCTGCCGGGGCAGGCCCCGGTCGTCGTACGGCTCGGTGATGGGCTGGCCGTCGTCCTCGCCCGGGGTGTCGCGGGGGCCTGTGTAGGGGTCGGACACTTTGCGCCTCCTCCACCAGCACACGGGGCACTCCGGTCAGCGGCGCGGACGGGCAGGGGGCGGCGGCGGCTTCTGTTCCGCGATGTGCTGCCGGAGGACGTCGATGTACTCCTCATGCACGTCCCGCTCGTCGCGGAGGTCGCCGACCTCGGCACGCAGCGACGTGACCTCGGCCTGCAACGCGACGACGAGATCCGTGAGGCCCTTCTGCCGGGCTGCGACGACTGCCGCAGTGATGGCACCCGCCGCGCCGATGACAGCGATGCAGATGCCGAAGAACACAGCGGCGTCGCTCACGTTGGTCCCCCGTCGGGTAGTTGTTCAGTGGTAGGCGGCGCGGATGACGGCCTGTGATGCGTTGCGCCGGGGCGCGTTGTCGGCGCGGGTGGCAGGAGGTGGCGGGGTGGGCTGAAGGACGGCGATAGCCGCGGCCCAATCCGTCGAGGACGAGATCGTCGAGTCGAAGGTCTGGCTTCCGTCGCCGGTGAGGATCTTGTAGGACAGCTGATAGGCGACGTTGGAGTCGGCTGCGCCGCCCGCCGTGTTGTTCTCGCCGATGTTGACCCAGGAGCCGTTCGTCGTGTCGGAGTCGCGGCCGGGACGGTTCTGCCCTTCCGCGCCGACGATGGCGACGACCATCTCGCCGGTGAGGGGTGTGTCAGCCGTCGCCATTGCCACGGACGTGCCAGTCCCGTTGGTGGTGGCGGTGCAGGCTGCACGGACGGGGGTTGTGACATCGACCCCGGTGAACTTGCGGCCGGCGCCGCGCTTCGCCGTGATCGTCGCCGAGAACGTCAGGGTGATCGTGTCCGTTGTCAGCAGTGTCCCGGCTGTGACTACACCGACGATCAGTGCAGCCCGCACCCCCGCCGCGGAGGTGGCGTTGGGTGAGTCAGCGGTGACAGCCGTCGACCAGGTGATCGACGACGACCCCGCGTGGGATGCCGCAACAGTGGGGGTGCTCGTGCCGGTGTTGTCGAATGACACACCGATGACAAGGACGGTGCCGGTGGCTGCGCTCTCGGCGACTGTTCCGGTGAGCGTGGTGCTGGATGTCTTGTTGTTCGTTGCTACGGCGAACGCTGCACCGGTCGGGGCGATTGCCACCGGGGGTTACTCCTCGAACTTGATGTAGCCGATGGCGTTGCAGTTCGAACCGGACGGCACAACGACCCGCAACCCGATCCGCTGCGACACGTCCATCACGATCTCCTCGCCGAGCGGGAGCTGCACCCGGTCGAACCCGCCCGCGGGGGTCAGGTACTCCGACCACAGGACGTCGCCCGCGGTCGGCTCGGCGGAGAAGTCCTGAAGGGCGGTGGCGATCACGGTCGGGTCGTCGGGGTCGTTCTGCACGATGGTCAACGAGGACGACGTGCCCGCGGTGGTCTGCCGCAGCAGGTCCACCCGGATCGGGGTCGCCGTCGCATCGGCACCGTCGAAGGCCACCCCCCACTCCTTGATCTTCGCCTTGCGGGTGGCCCCGGTGACGACCTGCACGAGGGTTTCGGTCGCCGCAGTGGCGACGGCCTCGGGGTCGATGCGGGCGATGTAGAGGGGCATTCGGTGCTCCTAGCGGACTCGGTGGTAGCGGCGGACGGGGCGGGTGACGGCGACGGGGCGGGTGAACCCCGTCGGGGCGACGACGAGGTCCGGCACGCCCGCCGCACCCGTCGTGGAGTACAGGACGACGACGACCTCGCCACCCGAAAGCGGCGTGGTCAGGGTGATCGTCGAGCCGGACAGCGTGTAGTCGACGCCGGGTGTGAGCAGCAGCCCGTCCACGTAGACGAGCTCGCTGTCCGTGATCGGGGTGGCACCGAGGTAGATCACGGATTCGCCCGCGAGCGCGGTGAACACGCCCCGCCCGACGGCGATGGGGCTCGGCGTCGCCGGGACCCAGGTGGTGCCGTCCCAGGTGGCGACCTGCCCGACCGTCGCGCCGGACTGGTGCAGCTGCTGGATGCGGGGGTTGGTCACGGCGCTCCCTAGACGTAGCCGGGTGAGGTGTACGTGACGCCGGACCACAGCGACGACGGCACCCAGTCGCCACCCGAGGGGGCTGCGCCTTGCGTGAGCCCGGTGGAGGGCCAGTTGCCGAACGAGTCCGTCGAGTCGTAGGCCGCGCCGGTCGTGTAGACCTCGTCGCACGTCAGGTTTGTGGACGACGGTCGGCGGTCGACGAGCAGGTACTTCGCGCCTGTGCCGCCGACGAGGTTCACGCGGCGGACGACCCAGTCCTCGCCCGTACCAGTGGGGAACGTGCGCCCGTCCGCTCCATCGAGGTAGAAGCCCTGGAAGCGGCAGTCGAGGGCGGTGAACCCGTCGATGAACAGTGTGCGCGGCCCGCCCCAGCACTGGAGCGCGTCGGCGTGGACGCCGGACTGACTGCCGTAGTTCGTCGACGCGACCCGGATGTTCTGCAGGATGACCGTCGTCTGGTTCTCCGACCGCAGCGCGATCTGGATCGCGTCAGACAGGTACGTGCCCGACTTGAACAGCAGGCCCTCGAGGAAGATGAGGCGCTTGAGGTTGGGGTTCGCGCCGTCGCTGATGCGGATGCCGCGGTGGGTGGAGTCGTAGGAGCCGGACGGCACGGAGGTGCGCCCGCCGAACACGCCACCGATCCACACGATGTTCCGCCCGCCGACGATCTTGACGGGGGCGGTGATCTCCGCAGCGGCGGACAGGACGTAGTCGGTGTCGTCGTCGAGGGTGTACGTGCCGCCTCCGGCGTCGATGGCCTGAGCGGTGTACCCGGTGGTGTCCGGGGGTTCCCACGACAGCAGCGACGTTCCGGGCGTGGTGCCGCCGACCGGCGGCGTGTAGGTGCCAGCCGGAGTGGCGATGGCCGAGTCCCCACCGCCGTCTGTGGTGACGGTGACGGCGGTGACGACGACCGTCTCGACGAACGCGCCCGTTCCGCCGGTGAGGATCACGCGCGGGTTCGCGGGCACGTACAGGTCTGCGTTGGAGGACAGGATCGGCGTGCCGTTCCACGACAACACCGCAGACGCTCGGCCCGGTGTCGTCGCCGTGAGTGCGAGGGTGTAGGTGTTCACCCCAGCCGACACGTGGACCCCGGCGAGGGAGTTGTCGGCGACGTTGGCGGAGGCGTCCCGGCTGGAGATCGAAGCCCCGGCGCCGGCGGAGTAGGTGTCGATCCACCCCGCCGCATACACGGCAGCGGAGGGAGAGAACCCCAATGCGTTGCCGGTCCCTCCCACGTAGGTGTCGGCGTGAACAGTGGAGTCGAGCAGGCCCATGACGAAGCCGTCGCCGCGTGAGCCGCCTGGGGTGTAGTCGATGGTTACGTCGAGGGTGATGCTTGACCACCCGGCGGGGATGACCTCGGTGGTTACCATCGAGCCGGCCTGGTCCATGGTGCCGTCGGTCAGTTGCACGTAGTCGCCGACCGCGACGGCGTCCCCGTTGAGCACCCAGCCAGTGATCGACGCGGGCGGGTCGAACGACGGCACCGTCCGGTCGGAGTAGGCGTAGGACACGACGAGCCGCCACGTGTCCACGCCGATACCCAGACGCACGGCGGCGAGGTCGACGAACTCGAGGACGTTGTCCGTGATCGTGTACTCGGCGGTCGGTTCGAGCACGAGCCCGTTCACGCGCACGACCTCGGAGTTCTCCACCGGGGTGCCGGTCAGCGCGAACGAGTTGGCCGTCGATGACGTCAGGTCGAACGCGTCGAACAGCCACTGCGACGAGATCGTCGAACCCTCAGCGGTAGCGCCCGCGGCGTCGCCCGCAGCGAACGCGGCAGAGTCCACCGCGTCGCTGGGGAACGGCGCGTCGGACACGCCCGAGTCGAGGCCCTGCGCACGCCAGCGGGCGATGCGCTCGAGGCGCTGCTCGAGCGGGCGCGGCGGACGCCGGAGCTCGCCGAGGGCAGTGTCAGCCATTACGCCGCAACCTCCAGTTCGACAGAGCCGGTCAGGGTGCCGTCATCAGCCTCGGCGATACCGAGCGACAGGACGCGCCCGGTGGTCACACCGCCCGACGACGACGGCACGGTGACGACGTCGCCACAGGCGAAGTCGATGAACGGGCGCGTGTCCGACGTAATACGGAACGACACCGTCGGCGTGGACACATCGACGCGCGCGGTGCGGCGCAGGATGCGCGCCGCGGCACTCGCCGCCGTCGCCTCCGAGCGGGTGTTGCCGAACTCGAGGAACGCCTCGCGGCGCCCGTATGCGGCGACACCAGCCGAGTCCGACGCAGAGGTCCACCCATCGGCAGAACGCACCAGCGCCGCCGTCTTGCGAGGCCGCGTGCCCGTCGTCTCGTACCCAGCGAGGTTCTTCACCGGGGCGAGCACAACAGACGAGGACCTGTCTGTGCCGCGCGCCTCGTAGGCGTGCAGCGTGACCGTGTCCGGGTCGACCCAGAAGTCGATGGAGTGATCGACAAGAGTGTTCATCACGTCGAGCGCCGACGTGCCGACACGGAAGGTCAAGGCCTTCGCCGTCGTCAACGTCACGCCGTCCGAGTCCAGCGTGTCCGTCCACCCCTGGAGCAGGTTCGGCAACCTGCCAACCTCGCCGTCGTCGGTCAACCGCGCGCGGTGCTCGGACAGGATGACGTCAAGGATCTCCGACGGGTACCACAGCGGCTCGTCGTCCGTGACATACCAGTTGATGAGGTCGCTGTGGCGCAGCACCGTCGAGGGCGTGCCGTTCGTGTTGAGCCGGGTGCAGGAGAACAGGAACCCGGCGCGGTCGCCGGGGGAACCCGACGCGCCGTTCGTGACGTACGCGGCGATGATGTGGTTGCCGGCGGGGACGTTGATGACGCGGGTGGCGAAGCCGTTCCACGTCGCGCCCTCGGACTGCTGGTCCGACGTCGACAGGATCAGAGCGCCGTCAAGGTACAGGTTGAAGTAGTTGTCAGCGGTCGCGTAGAACCGCAGCTTGCGGCCCTCCGTCAGCGTGAATGTGGTGCGGAACCAGTTCTTCGCGCCCGCAGCGACAGTCGCGGCGGGGTTCGTCGCCCACATCCAGTACGCGTTCGGGTCCGGCCAGTTCTTCGGAGCCTTGTAGCGGTAGTCGCCCGACGACGTCGCGGACTGCTTGAACCCCAGCGGGCGAGCCCACGTCACGAGGTTGTACCAATGGCCGTTGATCCCGGCGTAGTTGAACGGGCGGTCCGTCGGGGAGTAGTTGTACGTGACGCCGCCCTGCGGCCACACGACGCAGTCCTCGAGCCACGACAGGAGCCCGCGGCCCGCGAGGGTGACCCACCGCGTGCCGTCCGCGCCGACGTGGTCGCGCTGCTTGGACTCCACAACGAACGCCGCCACGATCGTGCCCGCGTACGACACCTTGATGACGGAGTCGAACGCGATGGACGCGGCGTCGTCGACGGGGATCGTTACCGAACCGCCGCCCGTGCCGTTGAAGTCGTCGGACACGGACACGCCCTTGCGGCGTGCGATCACCCCAAGAGGGGTGGAGCCGTCGGTGTCGTACAGCAGAACCTCGAGCCCGGTCACAGGTAGGCCCCTCGGTAGGCGACGACTACCTGCCCCCCGCCCGTGAGGGCCAGCGAGTTGGAGCCCGCCGCGAGGGTCAGCCAGGTGTCGAACGATGAGTTGTGCGCGACGTCCCCAGCCACCGACACCGCAGACCGGGTCGCGGTCATGGCGAGGCAGTCGAGGACGGTGTCGGCGCTGGTGTTGCCGAGCACTTCGACCCACTCGCCCGTCGTCGAGTTCGTGAGCCGCTGCACAGCGGTCGCTCCGGAGAACGTGAGCGTGACGCGCGGCGTAGCGACGTCACCCGCGACGGTCGGCGTAGCCGAGGTGGTGATCGCCGACAGGGTGGTGTCCGAGGACGCGTACCAGTACGGGTCGAGCAGGCGGATGTCGAACGACACCCGGCCCCGGTCGTTGGACACCTGGGCGATGGAGTCCAGGCCCGACAGGTAGCGACCCGTAGAGACCGTCGTGAGGTCGCCGCCAGACACGCGCTCGATGGTGCGGGTGACGGTGTACGTGGCGCCGTCGTTCCACACCAGCGCCGCGAGGGCGCGGGCATCGTCCATGTAGTCGGCGCGCGAGGAGCCGACGAACATGCCCTCGAACGTGAGGACACGGGATCCGGCCCAGCGGTCCCCGGCGGTCATGCCGGGGTACCGCGGGGTCGCGTAGTCGCCGCCGAGGGACTGCACGTTGCCGATCAGCCCGCGGATGTTCGTGACCCGCATGTAGGTGTCGGGGTCGGTGCCGTCGATCAGCACGGACTCGGCCATCAGGCAGCACCCATTCCGTACTCGAAGGCGACACGGCGGAAGGCGCGCGGCACCGACTCGGCGACGCTTTCACCCGGCGCGGCGATGACGTTGACGGTGTCGATGTGGACGCCGCCCGCAGCGCCGGGGACGCTGGGCAGGATGGTGCCGTCAGTCTTGGGCACGAACAGCTCAGGGCGGCGCTCGCCGACGACGTACGGCTGGCCCGCCTTCACGGGTCCGCCGCGCTCGCGGTAGTCGACGTCGATGAACTTCGCCGCAGCGCCGGAGCCGATGGTGATCTGACCCTTGCCGGTGATGCGGGGGGTGATGTTCAGGACGGTCGACTTCTGCGCCTGCTGCTGCAGGGCCACGACCTTGCCCTTCACCTTGTCGAATCCCGACATGATCTCGTTGACCTGCGCCGGGGAGAGGCCCTGCTTGACGAGGTTGGCGCGGATCTTGTCCAGACCCTCGTTCATCACCTTCTGCTGCTGCAGCGGGTTCTTGAATCCCTGCGCGTAGTTCTGCAGGTTGCCGACGGTGGTGTCAAGCCAGTCCTGGAACAGACGGCCCTTGCCGGTGGACTCGTCGAACTTGCCGCCGGCTTCCTTCACCTTGGCGGTGATCTCCGACATGGAGTCGAGCCAGTTGCGCTTGGCGGCACGCTTGTCGAGCAGCCCCGACAGGAGATCCCACGAGTCCTTGAGCGCGTCGACGGCGCGCTTCTGCGCCTGCGCCTTCGTGGTGACGCCCTGCACCTCGGGGGCGACATCCTTGGACGCCGCTGCCGCATCGTCGAGGGCTGCGGCGTACTGCGGCAGGATCGTTGCGACCTCGTCGGAGCGGATGCCCAGCGTCTCGATGACCTTGGCAGCCTGGTCAGCCTTGCCGCCCGACACCATGTTGGACAGCGCGGCGTCGACGCCCTCGATGGACTCCTGCGCCATGCCGAGGTTGGAGGTCGTGCCGAGCACTCCGGCCATGCCGGTCTCGAGCTGGTCCCACCAGTGGTTGTCGCGGACGAGCCCAAGGGCTTCGTCCATCTCGACGGCGCGCCCGGTGAACGACTTGAACGCGGGGCCGAGGTCGTCGGCTGCACCGTTGGCGATGAGCTCGAGGCGCTTCGCCAACTGCTCCGACGAGCGGCCCGCGTTGACCTGCGCCTTGCTGAACGCGTTGACGGTGGCGGTGGCGACCATCGCGGCAGCGACAGCGGTAGCGCCGGCGGCAGCAAGCCCCGCGCCCCTCTTGGCCTTGATGCCCGCGCCTTCCCATGACGCAAGCGCAGTCTTGAACGCGATGATCTTGGGCACTGCGACGATGGCAGCACCGCCGAGGATGCCGACGACGACGGCGGCAGACTTCACGGGCTGCGGAAGCTTGTTGAACAGCGACAGACCCTGGTTCAGGGTGCCGAGCAAAGGGCCAAGCGCCAGCGACAGCGTCTCACCGACGGACGTCTGAAAGTCGTCCATCTGCTGTTGGGCGTCCTTGATGCGGTTCGCCATCGAGTCCGACGTGCGAGCCACGTCGCCCTGCGCCTGCGCCGTCTTTTCGAGGATGAGCGCCTGCGCTGCGAGCGCCTTCTGCTGGGGCGTCAGCGCGTTCTTGACGTTGTCGATCAGACCCATCTCGAGCGCCTTGGCGCGCAGCGTTGCGTCGTCGAGAAGGACGCCGTACTTGCGGATCGGCTCCATCTCGCCACGCAGCGCAGCACCGAACGCCTCGATCGCGTCCGACGTGGAGCCGCCGAAGTACGACGCGGCATCGGCTGCACGCTCAATGAGGGGCGTGGTGAACTGCTGCAGCTCCTTGCCGGTGAGGCCGGCGGCGCGCCCGAAGTTGGCGAACGTCTGGGCCGCGCCCAGCGCCTCGCGCTTCGACAGGTTCAGCGCGTCGGCGGACTCGTTGGCGAAGTCGATGAACGCGTCAGCCGTCTTGCCGTAGGTCGCCTGCAGCGCGCCCTGGGCGTCCTGCATCTCGGCGAACTTCGTGATCGACTGCTTGGCGAACGCACCCGCAGCGAAGCCCGCAGCCGCAAAGGCAGCCTTAGCCGCGAGGCCGACCCGATCGAACGTCTTGCCGGTGTGATCCTTGGCGAAGATGTTGAAGATGAGGCTTGTGTCGGCCATGTGGTCACCTCTCCTCAATCGGCTGCGCTAGGCGCTCGAACTCGTCGACGGTCAGGCGGTCGATCTCCCAGGGGCGGATCCCGTACAAGCGGGCGAACGGCTCTACGAGTCGTTCGCGTCGCTCGGCGCGGGTGCTTTTGGGATCTCCGGCGCCGACTCCTCGAACTCGCGGAGCTGCGCCACGATCGGTGCCTTCGCCTCGTCGTTGAGCGACTTGTCGGCTTCGATCGCCTCGCGCATCGCCGCGTACTCGTCGCGGTCGTACTCGACCTCGACGGCGCCGTACGGAAAGTCGAACGCGTCCCACTTGAGGGTGGGGTGCGTGCGCTTCTCGTACATGAACACCAGCGCCCGACGGGCGAGGGCGTTGCCCTTCGACGCGTCCTGCACGAACGTCTGGTAGTCCTTGCCGGTCAGTCGCTCGAGCAGTTCGGCTTCCTTGTTCGGAAGCAGCCGCGGCTTGAACTCGTACGTGCGGGTGTCGCCCTCGGTGGGCGTGAACGTGACGATCATGTGCTAGCCCCTAGTGGTCTTGGAGGCGATCCTTCGTGCCATCGCAGCGATGGCCTTGCGTACGGCTTCGCGGTACTCGTCGACGTCGCGGAGGATCGTCGGCTCGAACCAGCGTTCGCCGTTGTTGCCGACCTGCGTCACCCACGCCTCGGTCGACTCGCCGTTTCCGGCCTTGCCGAACACGGGGTGTCGCCAGCCGTCAGGGTTGTTGAGGCGTCGGCCGGCGAGGCGGAACCCGCGAATCTTGGCCGTTCCACCGACGCGGAACTTCACGCCGGGGTTCTTGCCGCCGAGGGCGGCGGCAACCTTGACCTGCTTGGCGACCGACTCGCGCAGGCGCGGCTCGTACTGCACCGGGTTGATGTCGGGCAGTTCACGGACAGCGGCCTGCAACTTCGGCACACCCGGCAAGGCAGCCGCGCGCAGATCCTTGATGAGATCCTTGCGCAGCGCCTTGCCGTCGGCTTCGCTCGCAACCGCCTTGCGCATCTTGACCAACTGGTGCTGGTCCAGCGTGAGCTCGACGGGCGGCTTCGCCATCGTCAGGCCGTGGCGCGGGTGACGACGCCGGAGGTCGGCAGGCTGTAGGACTTCTGCGACAGCGTGCCGACGTCGCCGCCGACGTTGTGGCCAGTGATGAGCAGGGAGCCCGTCCACTTCGGGTTCGACGTGCCGACGGCGGAGGACGTCATGCGGACCTCGAACGCGACCACGGTGCCGAGCAGCGGCCACATGATCGAGTCGATGGCCGACGCGGCGACGTCGTCGTTGGCGTCGAACGAGATCGTGCCGGACTTGAGCCCGCCGACGGACTCCTTCCAGCCACCCGACGCGAAGTCGGTCGCGTCGAGCTGCTCGGCGTCGACCGCGAGCTCGATCTTCTTGGCGTACGCCGAGAGGTCGTTGGAGGCGATCGACAGGTAGGTGGAGGTGAGGACCAGGACGGCCATTGCGGACCCCTTTCAGGGCATGAGTGCTGCCCCCACCGCCGGCGGCGAGGGGGTGGGGGTGGAGGGGTGTTAGACGGTTCCGATGCCAGCGGCAACGGCGAACAGGAACGACGGCCCGGTGCCGGCGATGGTGTACGACACGCGCCACCAGGTGTGGACCTGAGCGCCCGCGTAGGAAAGGAGTTGCGACGACACGGAGTTCGCGGACGAGAACGTGATGCGGTCCGTGTACGAGCCGCCCTGGGTCGACGCCGACTGCAGGGTGACGTCGAGAGTCGGGGTGGTGCCAGCGACGGAGCAGACGTGGAGCGCGGCGTACATCGCCTGTGCGGACGACAGCGCCCCGAGCTGGACGCCGGTCGTGGTGCCGGTCGTGGTGCGGGCGGTACCAGGCGAGTGCAGGAGTTCGCCGCGGACCACGCGGCCCGAACCCATGCCGCGCGCGGCGAATGGGGCCAGCGCGCCGACGTCGCCGCCGACGACGTGCGAACCGGACAGGACGTTTCCGAGATACGCCACAGTGCCCACAGCGGCGGCAGGGGTGGCCGTCCACGCGGCTACCGTGCCGAGGTCGGTCCACAGGCGGTCGTCGGGCTTGGCGTCGTCTCCGGCCTCCCAGAAGCCCTCGACCATGAACTCGTGCGAGGCGAGTCCGCCGACCTTCTCGCGCCATCCGCCCGACGAGAACGTCGTCGAGTCCAGTTCCTCAACGGCTGCGTCGACGCTGACCTTGTTGGAGTGCCCCGACAGATCGGCGCCGTTAATGAGGACGAGTGCGTCCGTGAGTACCTGAACGGCCATCAGCCATACACCCTTACGGTCCAGGAGGACGACCAGTACTGCTGGCCGTTGACGTCGACGAGCCCGGGGCCTTCGCTGGACTCGACGTTGAGGGTCTGACAGGTGCCGCCGAGGGTCTTGTCAGCCTCGACCGTGGCCTTTAGGCCGTCGGTTTCCATGAGTGCGAGCAGGTCCGACTGGCCTTGCTCGTTGTCGGCCAGCGACGCGAACGCGTGCAGCGTGACCTCGACGAACGCGAGCCCGCCGAACGCCTTGTTGTAGTCGAGCCTCATACGCCCGACCGCAACAGTCGGCGGGTAGATCGCGTTCGGGATGGAGTCCTTGAAGTCCCAGCCTGAGATCGTCAGCGAACCGAGGGCGGTCTTGACGCCGGCGAGGTCCATCACCAGCCACCCGAGGGCTTCGCGTACGGGTCGAGCAGGCGGGCCACGTCGGCGTCGGACGCAGTCACCCGCACTACGCCGTAGTCGCCGAACCCGGCCACGCCGGTCGGGGAGTCCTTGCGGGTGTAGAGCCGCTGAGCCAGGAGCAGCGTGGCCTGCGCGACCTCGTCCGGCACCGACGGCCACCCCCACTTCGCGGTGACCTGCACCGTGGCGTAGGGGGCGACGGTGAACAGGTCGCGGGACCACGCGTACTCGTACGGTCGTCCGTGGTCGAGGGAGTTCAACGGCTCAAGCCAGTACTGCGTGTCGACGGTGAGCGTCTGCGTGTACGAGCCGGGGGTGCCAGTCTTGACGACGAGGTCCGTGAGCGACCCGACGTCGTCGAGACGGACGCGGTCGGAGCGGGTCACCTTGAACACGCGGGCGGATGCCGAAGCGGCGAGGTCGAAGGATCGACCGCAGTAGGAGTTGACGGCGCCCGTGGCGGCGTCGAGCGCACCCTGCAGGACGTCGGCCTTGGCGGCGTTGTCGGTGGTGCGGTCCTGCAGCTCCGCGAGAGTCGCGTACGCCACGGTTACTCCTCGGGCTTGGGGCGCTGGGCGAGGAAACGTTCCTCGGTGAGCAGCGCGGACTTGTGGTGCCCGATGCGGACAGCGGCGTTCACGTGAACGGGAATGTCGAGCTGGCCGGCGCGCAGACAGAACGTGATGTCCTCGCCGACGGGCTGCCCGCCGTTCTCCGTCTCCTGAAACCACGGGAACGTGCGGTTGAAGCCGTGCTCACGGATCGCCTCGAGGGCGCCGCGGTGGATCAGAAGGAACGCGGCACCCGTAGCGGTGCAGCGGATCATCGCGCCCCCTGGGTAGTCGAGCACCCGGACGGTCGAGAAGCCGCCGCCCTCAGCCGCAGCGAGGTGGTAGATGGTGGGGAACAACTGGTCGTGCAGCGCGCCGAAGCACAGGCCGCCGACGATGGGGCGCTGCACCGGGTCGGCCGACGCCAGCAGGGCCTCGAGCGCGTCGGGCTGCCATGCCATGTCGGCGTCGATCCACAGCAGCCAGTCGGCCTCGGTCTCGTCGACGAACCGGCGCGTCAGTTCGTTGCGCGGCGCGGAGATGTTGGCGCTCGACCACTCCTCGAACACGCCGACGATGTGCTGCCGACCGGGGACGCGGTCGTAAAGGATCGTGTGCAGCAGCGACGTCGTGAAGTACGACGACGTCATGCCGGGATGCACGTAGGCGATGACGACGGTGTCGCGCTTCTCGGGCGGGCGGGGCGTGGTCTGCTTCTGCGGTGGGATGCGGTTCTTGGGCTTGCTCATGTGGTCTCCCGGTGTGGTCTGCCGAGGGCCTTGCACGGCAGGGCCGAGCGCGCACATACCACGCTCGGCCCTGCCGGTTGGTGCAGGTGGATCAGGTATTGAAGATCCTGAAAGCGTTCTGGTCGGTCACGTCGGCGCCGACGCGCTTGTGCGCGATGAGGCCGCGGGTGCCGGTCGGGAGACCCGAGCCGTCGACCACGTTCTGCACGAACTCGACCTGCACACCGATGCGGTCGTAGATGAGGTACTGGGAGAAGTCACCCAGGACGATCAGCTTCGTGCCGGAGGTCTGCGCGGTCGCCATGTCCGACGCCTGCACGATGGGCGAGCCGAGGAGCGGGCTGCCGATCGCGGCGTTGAAGTCGGTCCAGAAGTACGACCCCTGCGAGCCGGTCGACATCTGCTTGATGGTGTTGAAGGTCTGCTTGTTGGCGACCCAGGTGGCGCTGTCCTCGTAGCGCGAGGGGAGCGCGTTGAGGAGCGCGAACACGTCCACTGCCGAGGCGGTGGTGAAGGCGCCGCGGGTCGTCGCCGTGACGGTGACGGCAGCGGTGCCGGACAGGGCGGTGACGATGCCCTTGGGGGCACCCGAGCCGGAGCCCGTGATGAACGTCGTCGACTCGGCGTAGTCCATCGACTCGGCGATGACGCCGGGGAGCTGGGCCTGGAACTGCCCGTCCTCGAACGCCTCGTAGGAGCCGGTGACGTAGGCCGTGAGCTTCGACGCGGTGACGGTCGGCTGCGCGTAGGTCGGCGTGCCGTCGGTCAGGGCGGTGTTCTCCGCGACCCAGTAGGTCGTGACGTTGCCGACGCTGACGCCGTGCCACACGTTCTGCGTGCCGGTCTCGACGCGGGCGATGCGACGGATGGGGTTCTTCGTCGCGGTGCCCGTGTAGATGAGGGTCGGGTCGAGCTGGAACGGGAGGCTGTAGCCACCGTTCGCGCCGGTGAGGGACAGCGACGCACGGACGGCGGCGGCCTCCTCGCTGGTGTAGTGCGGCTGACCCTGGGTACGCATGTACTCGCTGAACGCGCTGCGGTACGCCTCGGACCCGTGGGCCAGGACGTGAGCGGCGACGCCGGGGATCGTCTCGATCTTGCGGGCGACCTCCTCGACGTGAGCCTCGTTGGCACGCTTGCCGGCGACCTCCTCGAGCGCGAACAGGGCGCGCGAGCGAAGGGCCTCGGGGCGCTCGTAGCGCAGGCCCTCGACGTCCTCGAACGCGGAACGCTTGACGATCACGTTCGGGGCGTGGAACGCGGGCTCCACGTTGGCCGGGTTGATCGACGCGGAGCGGACGGCGTCGATCTTCTCGATCTTGGCGCGGAGCGCGACGGCCTCGGTCTCGAGGTCGGCGAACTCGGTCGCCAGGGACTCGGCGCGGGTGGCCTCGTCCTCGGTCGGGGACTCGATCGAGTCGAGCTCCACGACCTCAGCCTGGATCGCGGCGCGGCGCGCCTCGACCTCGGCCAGACGGATGCGGGGGTTCATGTGGTTCTCACTTTCCCGGCGTGATGCCGGCGACTCGCCGGAGCGCACGTGCGATGCGCTCGTCAGGCGTGATGGAGGGCGCCGAGCGGAGTGCCCCAGTGGGCGAGTCCTCAGGCGTGGCGAGCCCATCGGCGGGCGTGCCGAGGTCGTCCGAGTCCGCGAGCGGAGTGGACGACCGAAGATCGGTGGCGTCGGACAGGAGCGCGATGAGTTCGGCTCGCTCCGACGGGGTGAGTCCTTCGATGGACTGCACGAGGGCGCGCACGCCGACGATGGCGGCAGCGTCGTAGACAGGGGTGGGGGTGGGTCCGAACTCGCGCATAGCGATCTCCATGCGGGTCACCAGGGGGAGTTCGCCGCGCACGGCGCGGTAGCCACCGCGGGGCTTGTCCGGCGTCGACTTGAGGAACGACCCCGTGTATGACATGCCGGGGATGGAGCCGGAGCGGGCGCCCTCGAGGATCGCGTCACCGAGCGGTGTCTTGCTCACGGCGATGTCGGCGAGGACGCCACGGCCGTCGGTGCGGACCGATGTCGGCACCCCGAGCGGGATGGAGAACTCTGCCGACGGGGTGCCGTACAGCGTCATGCCGTGGTTGTAGGTGACGAGGAACTTGGTGCCGCGCTGGGCGATGGTGCGGTTGAACGCGGCCCGGTGGTGCTGCTCGAGGTACTGCCCGTGGACGTCTGCGACCTGGGCCGCTGTGTCGAACACGGCGACGTACCCGGTGAGGGTCCGACCGTCGCCCGACCGAGACACCTCGAGTGGCGCGTCGTCGAGTGCGACAGATCGCACGATGAGTTCGGACATGCCGAAGCGCCCCTTTCGTGGGGGGTGGTGGGGGCGTGGTCGGATCAGGTGGGCGGAAGTGCGGGCGGCGTGGGCTGCGAGCCGGGGGCCTGCAGTTGCACAGAAACGAGGCCGGAGTGCTGCAGCAGCGAGAAGTCCCCGGTGATGACAGCGCGAGTGGCCGACTCCGGCGTGTACCCGGCGGTGATGAGCGTGCTGAGCGTCGCGGCGTTGATCTGCCCGGCGTCGGCGCGATCCTTCTCCGACTCCTGTAGCGCCGGGATGTCCGACACGTCGAACCACAGTTCGGCGCCGGACGGAACCGTGACGAGCTGCGCGAGCGCACCAGCCGCGGTCATCCAGTTGTGCGTCAGCGTCGAGTTACCGAAGTGGCGCATCGCCTGGCCGAAGTTGCTGTAGGAAGCGGCGTCGAGCCCTTCCTTCAGCCCCGCGATGATCGGCGGCACGCCACCCGCTGCAGCGATACGGGTCTCGCCCGCGGCCTGCAGCGCAGTGAACGACATCTGCTCGAACGAGTTGCCGACCACCGTGAGGTCGGCTGCTTCGTCGAGGATGACCGTGCGCCACGACTGCGAGACGCCGCCGTGCCGGTCGTCGAACTGCTCGGCGAACGCCTTGACGTAGCCGTCGGGGAGCTTCTTCTGGTAGCGGATGACGAGGTTCGGCGTCGCCGCGTTGTCGAAGAACTTCTGCTTGTGCTCGTTCATCGACGCGTCAGCGTCGACCTCGCGGGCCACGGGCGTCAGCCATGACATGCCGCGCCACGGGTTCAGCGGGTCAGGGATCGGCGCATAGCACGCGACCTCGTCCGCCGTGTAGTACGCGGGGTCCTCCCACGCACCCTCCGGCCCACCCGGGGTCCAGCCCGTCGGGTCGTACAGGTAGCCCAGAAGACGGCGGTTACCTGACTCGTCGAGCTCGGACACACGCCGTGTCCAGTCGGGGCGCAGCAGTTTCACGCCCGCGCCGTCGCGGGTCACGAGTGCCTGCCCGCCGAGAGATGCGTGCTGCTCCATGCGTGCGAGAAGTTCGGCGGTGTTGCCGCCGGACCAGGGCGCCTCGAGCGGTGCGAGTTCCGGCGAGCCGAACAGTCCCTTGTCGGACAGTCGGCGGAACTTGAACCGCGCCTGCGACGTGTGAACCATCCGCTGCAGGATGACCGAGAAGACGATGCCGTTGGTCTTGTATGCCTGCTCGGACAGCGCCACGAAGTCCCACGACGTAGCGTCGCGTCCCGGCGATGTGCGCCACGTCTCGAGCAGGCCCGTCTGCGTGGTGCCCGCGGAGAGCGCACGCTTCCCGGTCAGTCGGTCGATCAACCTCACGGCTTGCTCCTGTCATCGGCCAGCAGGCCGAACGCGACCAGCGCCGCGCCCGACAGGATCAGCGACGCGGGCCAGAAGATGAACGCCACGCCAGCGACGACGAGGACCGAGCCGACGGCAGTAGCGCCGAGACGGACGCGCATGGGGCTCCTCCGGCTGCTAACGGACGCGACCGAAGGTCACGCCCCGAGGGGTCGGCAGATCCAGCAACGCGATGCCGAGGGCGTCGAGCGTGGGCCGGTAGCCGTGATGGGGTGAGGTGTCGTGGAAGCCGACGAGCGTGCGGTCGTGCATGAAGTCGCGGTACTGCTTGAACTCAGGCACCCGCAGGTTCGTCTCGGAGTCGAACCACGCGAAGTCGATCGGCGCCGGCGGGACGAAGTCGAACGACGACTGCAGTAGGCACGTCACCGGCAACCCGGTCACGCGCTCCGACGCCTCGGCGTGCAACGCCGCGTCGACCTCGAGCGAGTACAGGTGGCCGTGACCGTTCTGCGCCAGAGCGACGCCGATGGCCTCAGCGCCGAACCCGCGATGCGTCCCCGTCTCGACGACGACCTCGGGCTGCAGCGCCCGGACGAACGCCGCGACGAGCTCTAGCACCTCGACCTCGGTCGCCATCCCGTCGTGCGCGTGCCAGTAGTGCGGGCTCGGGCAGAACGCGGACGGCGGCGTGAACTCCGACTCGAGCACGGCCACCCCCTACACGAAGTGGACGGTCGGGCGGATGATCTCCGGCGGCGCCTCAGCGGCGACCCAGAGCGCGACGGTGGCCGCGACGAGAGGGGTGATGTCGACGGACGAATCCTTGCGGGACCACTTGTGCCCATCGCCGACGGAGCGGCGCTGCGCGCCGGCCACGGCTGCGGTGAACTCGGGCTCGCCCTGGTGGGTGAACGCCTTGTTGGTGACGCCCGCGATGATCGAGCCGACGGCGCGGACGGAGTCCTTGCCCTCGACCGGCGTCAACTCGATCCCCGCCTTGATGAAGTCGGGGACCAGTTGGCCGATGGGTCCGGCGGGGTCGTAGGCCCACGCCTGCGGCTCGCCGTACTTGTCGCGGTAGCCGACGCACGCGGCTACGAGCCACGACGCTCCGGGCGAGCGGCGGAACAGCTCGAGCGCCCCACCGCCGAAACCGACGATGGAAGCCGACGCCTGACCGGGTGCGACGTCGAGCCCGATGACGATGGGGTCAGTCGGCACAGCGTCGCCCTTGAGCGCGTTCCACTGGCCGACGTCGAGGCCGTTGTCGACTTCGCCGGGGTCGTCCCACCAGCCGAGCCGTTCGCGTGCGAACTCCTCGGGCGGCAGTGCTCGGCGTTCCTTCTCGATGTACGACTCCGCGATGCGGCGTCCCATCGCAGGGTTAGCGCGCTTCCACCTGGCCCGGTCGTCGAGGGCGCAGCCCTTGACCCCGTAGCGGTGGTCGCAGTCCTCGGCGGCACAGCCGCCGGGTGTCGGGTCGCCCCACTCCTGGTAGACCAACGACGGGTCGCCACCAGCGCGGCCACGATCGCGCACCGCGCGCAGCACCGCCGAGTCGACGAGACCGGCGCTCGAGGCGTAGACCAGTTGCGGGTCGTCGACCGCCGACAGCGTCGGCATGAGCGCGCCCATGTGGACGGGCTTCAGTGCGAACGCCTCGTCGAGCACGACCTTGTCGCCCGTGAGGCCGCGACCGCCGCCCTTCGTGCGGGCCTTGAACTTCAACCGCTGCCCCGACAGAAGCTCGATCGCCTCGTCGCCGTTGCCGCGGTGGATCTGCTTGACCTCCCGGTCAAGGTCCGGTGTGGACTCGATCAGGATCGTCATGTCGCGGAAGGCTTCTTGCGCCGTGTTGAACTCGTGGGCCGACCACACGATCAGGTTCTGATCGGTGATGAACAGCCACCCGAGCGCCATCTGCTTCAGCGCGCCGGTCTTGAGGTTCTGTCGCGCGCAAATCTCGGCGACCTCGAGCGCGACGGCTCGCCCGTTCTTGTCCACGGCGAACGCGGCGTCGAGGATCAACCGCTGCTCAGGGTCGGGGGGGAAGCCCGCCAGCGCGGCCAGGTCTGCGACCTCGTCGCCGTACGTCTTGTGGTACTCGGGAACCCAGTTCCACGCCGGCTCAACCAGAGGCACGCTTGAGGTCACGACGCCTCCGCAGCTCGTCAAGGGGTGAGGCGGAAACCTGCGCACCCTTCACGGCTTCGGCGACGGTCGCGCTGTGCTGCTTCACGAGCGCGGCAAGCGCCGACCCTGTGTCGAGGTTGGAGTCGATACGGGCGGCCAGGGCGAGCGCCGCTGCGCCGAGCGACGTGGTCGAGCGGCCCGCGGCGTCGAGCTCGGCCCGCGTGGCAACGAGGACGCCGGCGGGTGCAGGAATCGACGCGACTGCAGCGACCGGGGCGGCGCTTGCCAACTCCGGGTTGCGACGGTGGCGCTGGCGGCAGGTCGGGCCGCAAAACTTAGACGACGGGCGGGCAGCCTCATAGGTCGTGCCGCAGTGGTCGCACTGCCGCTCGATCATGGGGACTCCGTAGCGTGACCAACTTCATGGGGGAGAGGGTGCTCGTTTTG